CTGCCGATGCTGTTGACGCTTCAAAACTTGACTTGACAGACACTTATGATTTCACAGGTGGTACTCTACAAGTAAGCACACCGAGTAATGGTAACGACGTACCGAATAAAAGCTACGTTGATTCTGTCGCAGCTGGACTCTCTGTCAAGGAAAACGTCCGAGTCGCTAGTGATAGTAATGTTGATCTTACTTCTGCTCCTGCAAGCATTGACGGTATCAATCTCTCTAACGGAGATCGTGTATTGTTATTCGGTCAGACAGACGAAGAAGATAACGGAGTTTATTCGTTCGCAGGTTCTAACAATGCGATGTCTCGTACTTCGGACATGGATGCAGGTGCAGACTTTCCCGGAGCTTTTCTTTTTGCTCTTGAAGGTAACACTTACGACAATCAAGGCTTTGTCTGTATAAACGACACAGCTCCGAATCTTGGAAATGATAACATTCAGTTCCAAAGATTTACCGGGCTCGGCTCCGTCACTGTCTCAGGTGGATTGGAGAAAAATGGCGATGATATCAGCATCTCAAACGGAGGAGTCACGACTGCAAAACTTGCTGACGGTTCTGTATCGACTGCCAAGATCATCGACGCTAATGTTACCAGTGCAAAGATTGCTGACGGTTCTATCTCCAATGCAAAAATGGCTGACGATTCTGTTGGAGCAAACGAGATCATTGATGGATCTGTTGGATCTGCCGCTCTTGCTTCTGCTTCTGTATTGGAAGCAAAGATCGCTGACGATGCTGTAGCGACTGCAAAGATTGCTGACGGTGCTGTAACTACAGCAAAGATTGCTTCAACTGCTATCGACGCAAGCAAGATCGCAGACAATGCAGTCACAAATGCAAAGCTCGATGACAACGCTGTAGACACTGCCGAGATCGTAGACTCTGCTGTATCAACCGCAAAGATTGCAGACTCTGCTGTCACATCTGGAAAGATTGCTGCTGCTTCTGTGACATCTGCAAAGATTGCTTCCGGTGCTGTTGGAACGACTGCTCTCGCTACTGGTTCTGTAACTTCTGACAAGCTCGGAGCCTCTTCTGTGACTGCCGGAAAACTCGGTATTACTTTCGCACAGGAAGGATTCCAAGTATCAGGACAAAGCACATCAACTCTAACTCTCGGTCAATCATTGCCAAGTAATAGCGTTAACTCTGTACTTGTATTCAAGAACGGTCTATCTCTTCGCAACATGACAGCTCTCGGAGATACTCCTGCCGATGAAGACGAATTCAGTATCTCAGGATCAACAGTGACATTCGGAGGTAATCTTTCGAATGGCGACGGTGTCCTTGTATGGTATTGGTACTAGTATTTAATCTTACGTAATGCCTAGCCCGGTCTATATGACCGGGCTTTTTTTATGCTATACAAAGTTATACACAAGTTATACACAGCCTATGAATAACTTTATACACAAGTTATACACAGCCTATGAATAACTTTTTCAAGGAGTGAGACATGGCAAAAGCAAAGATCCAAAAGAAGTATACGAGAGGACTCGGAGAGAGCACATCTGCGAGACGAAAAGCAGAATTTCGCAAACGTATCGAAGGGAAGAGATCAGGCTCTGCTCGCTTCAAACCTGTAGCCGGAGACACCAAGAAGACAAAGCCGAGCAAATATACTCTGAGTGCGAAGAAGCTCCGGGAAGAAGTCAGAGAAGCAACATCAAAAATGAAGAGCGGAGATCAGCAAGAGAGATTCATGAAAGGAGTCGCAAAGGTGACAGGGATCTCCAAGGGAATCATTTCTCAAGTTTACAAGAGAGGTCTTGCCGCTTGGGCTGTCGGTCATCGGCCCGGAGCGACTCAATCGCAGTGGGCTCGGGCTCGAGTATATTCGTTTCTCCAAAAAGGTGGAGCTGTAACAAAGGGGCCTGATCTGGAATTATATCAGGAGGCAAAAAAGCAACTACAGAAGAAGAGTGCGGGATTCCGTCTGCGTTGAGACGTTGACATGCAGAGACAGCTCTCAAGTGTTCTCCTTTCGTCATTCCTCGTCTCTTCCTTGGCTCAAAGACAATCTTGTTATCAATATATCGAGCAAAAATATCGATCATTGTTGCATGCTCCTTTTTTATGCTATACTAGGAAAGAATACAGCAGGGTACGGTCGCGCCGGTAACAGCAGAGAAGCCCAACGCACTCTCAATATAACCCTAACGAATGGAGCCTATCATGGCAACAGTAGATCCAATTAGATTTTCCAATATGGAAAACATCCTCAGATTATCCGCAATGATTTCTCAGGAGATCAATCTCCTTTTGAAAGATAATACAAACCTTCGCAACACTCCTCTCTTGAGCTATCAAGGAAGCATCAACGGTACAGGTTCAGATACAGTACGTGTACGTCTTGCCGGTCTTGATGGTTATGATTCAATGGCTTCCGCAGGTACAGAAATCTCAGACGAATCTGCAAACACTACAGGACTAACTATCAATAGTGCTGATCTTGTAGCCGCGCGTCAGTACATCATTTATCAGATGTCGGATCTTAGCTCAATGTCCGGATTCGGTGGATCTGACGTTGATCCTTTCCGCATCGCTCAAAGCATTGCAGGAAGCTACGAGACTCGTTTTGCAGAGCTCACAGGAGAAGCAGCAGCACTCTTCGCAACTACAGCAGGAGCAAACACTACAACTCTTTCAGTAGACGACTTCTTTGACGCAATCTTTGCACTTGAGCAAGCTTCTTCTGGTGCTGGTGCTCCCGGCCCATACGCATGTGTACTCGCGCCAAAAGCATTGACCGAGCTTCAAGATTCTTTGCGCAATGAGACTGGAAACGCAGTATCTCGCATGCAGTCCTCAATGGACATGTTGCAAGCTAAAGGCGAAAACTTTGCAGGCAATCTCTTCGGTGTAGACGTTTATCGTTCTGCTCACGTAAAAGAAAACGCTTCTGCCGGATTCGATAACTATATGATTTCTCCAATGGCTCTCGGCTTTGTCGATGGTATTCCTTCCGGTGTACAGGGATCAGCTGATCTCATGTCTATGGGTAAGGTTGTTGTCGAGTTTGATCGTCGTCCTATGTCAGCAAGTACCTTCATCGTAGGTCACGCTTATCTCGGACTCGGAATCATCGAAGACGCTCGCGGAGTAAAATTGCTAAGCAAGCGCTAATCTGATCGTTTTGTTGGGAGGTTGCAGGGTTCAAATCCTGTAGTCTCCGGGCTCTGCGATCTCCCAACTCTTTTTTGTTATGGAGACTACAATGACAGACTACACAAAATTTTCTCAACCTTGGGAGCAAAAGGCCCAAGTACAAACGAGAATACCCAAGAAAGCAAACAGTCGATTTCTGTTTGCACACAATCCGGAAAACTGGGAACTCAAAGTGATAGACACATACGCAACAAATAGCGAAGGCAAGCGGAAGAAGGAAAAGATTCCTCTTCTTCTTCCGGTGTTGTCGTCTGTCGGAGAGACTCCCGGAGTCAATGGTACTCGAGCAGTCGGCAACAGAATCGACTCCTCAATCATGCGGACAATGATGCAAGATAAGGGATGGACTTTGCTCGATCCTGCGAAGCATGACTATATGCGAGTATACCCGGCTCACAAAGGAAATTATCATACATCTAAATGGATACGTCTCGAGAAGGTTGGACGCAGAGTGATCGAGCACTTCGACCAAGAAGGATTCGATCAGTGGAGACTTGAGCTCATGACAAGCGGAGCAATCAATCCTCCACATCCGCAGATTGCTTCATTGAGACTAATATCGATGAATAGAGCAATGAGCAGACTCGAGAGAGATCAACATATCCCAGAGGTAGCGAACAGACTCAAGTCAAAGCAGGAAGAGCTGAGACTGACGAAGAAAGCAATCAAGCGAGTCGAAGAGCTCGGAGGAGCAGCATATGAGCTCCGATAATAAAAGAGCAGCGATCGATCGCATGGCTCAACGTATATCTAAACAATCTAACATCTCACATACCAAAGCTCGAGAGATAGTCGTCAAGCACTTGACTCGAGCAGACAACAAGAAAAGGAGCTAAATCATGGCCTACACAGACAATCAACATTTTACAGTGCCTCGTCCTATTGTACAAAAAGGCGGAGTCAACATTGAGACTATCAACTCATCGAAGACTCTAACCATGAAGGACAGCACATATCAGCATCTAAATGCTTCTGTCGGTTCTTTAAATTGTGTTCTCCCTGCTCCCATAAACGGAGCAATGTTTGTCATACACGCGATTGGAAATGCCATAATGGTACAGACTCCGGGCCCTGTAGACATTAAAAGTCTCTCTGTAGATGAGGGCGCGATGTTTGTTACAGATGGTACTACTTGGAAACAAGTATTGTAATATGTCTTCGTCCACTCCATACGCAGCACAGATTCGAGCAATCGAACTACTCGAGAGAAGCAAAGCTCAGACAACAGAGCTCAAGTTTTATCGTGATGGTTTGCAGCTCGTTCCTACTGCTGCAACATATACTCTCATAAAGCCGACAGGATCGGACTTGCTCACAGGAGCCACAGCAGCGATCTCGCTCGCTGGTACTGTTTCCTATGCTCACACAGCAGAGCAACTCGCAGACACTGAGACGCTCGGAGAGGGATATGTGCAGGAATGGACAGTCACGATTGACGGAGACGATTATCTCTTCCGTCGCATGGCTGCACTCGTCAGGCGACGATTGTATCCTGTTGTTTCAGACATTGATCTGACAGCAACATATTCCGATCTGGAGAATGTACGTCCCAGCTCATTGACAAGCTATCAACAGTATATCGATGACGCATGGTATCAGATTCTTCGACGGATAAGAAACCGAGGTATGGGATACGAGTATCTCATGATGTCAGCAGAGTCCTTCTTTGAATCTCACAGACATCTCTCTTTGTATCTGATCTTCCGAGACTTTCATTCTTCTCTCGGTCAATCAAATGGTCGGTACTTGGATCTTGCAAATGAGCATTACAGGCTATACAGAGACGAGTTTGACTCTATAAACTTCATTTATGACGAAGACCATGACGGAGAAGCAGACGATCCCAACAAGCGAACAAGAGGACAGCCGACAATCTTCCTCAATCGCCCCGGTCAATACTATCGGAGACGGAGATACTAATGTCTGTGTCTGTGAAAGAAGTACAGCGAGCAATCGCAATCAAGATAGGAGACTTGTCAGGATTCCGAGAAGTCCGACAGCTTCCGGAGATGTTCGGACGCACACAGAACACGCTCGCACATCTTGGTTTCTCGGTCGAAGTATCGAGCTCTCAGCAATCGAACGAGAGACAAAGGATTGCAGTCGGGCTCTATGTTGATACAACAGTGAGAGTCAAGCTTGCATATCGACTCCGTCCGCATGATCTTGTGCTAGACTATGGCAATGCACT